CGTTGAGGTTGGATCTAAGGCGTCTAGGATGACTTCTAAGGAGTTAAAAAGAGATTGTATATGTTAATGGACTGTGTGACCCTGTTAATAGATAAGTTCTATCTTTAATTTCCCAACCTTCTGTGGGGATTGCTTTTGCTTTTGACATGATATGATATAATTAATTATTTTTAAAAAGTAAAAATTGCCCCTGTCAGTTCAACAAGGGCGAAGTTTACAAGGTATTATGATTAGTCTACTGAAGTAAACAATACGAAGTTGTTAGCTCCTTGAACACATAAACATCTTTCTGACAAGAAGTTTACCTCCATTGCATCAAGATCAGATGTGTAAGCACCTCCAACAGATCCAGTTACCCAAGATTTCATTCTTCTATCGTCAGCTTGTGCAGCTCTATAACGAACGTGTAAGAATGGTCTACGGATATTAGTCCCTAAGATTTGATCATAAACTGTAGAAGTTCCAGCAGGAACCAAGATACCATCAATTCCAGAATTTGCAACAGCTCCACGAGTAGATGCGTCGTTTAAGTATTTCCAGTCAGTTTTGTAGAAATCGTAAGACCCTCTACGGAAACCTGAGAAACCTAAGTTCAATGCCATTTCAGCAGAGTTTTCAAATAAACCGTAAGCAACACCACCAGCAGCTCCAGAAGATAATGCAGCAAGCATATCATCAAAATCAAGAGATGTTTGACGGTTTAAGAACAACATGTTTTCCTCGATAGCTCCTTGAGTATCTAAGTTTTTCAAGATTGAATCAAACTCAGTTAAACCTGCAGCCGCAGAGAAGTTATTCAATACATTACCTCTATCTTGAACAGCAGAGAATAAACCTTGAGTACCTTTCTTACCAGCAGTTGCAGCGGCAGAACCAGCAGTTGCTAATTCACCCTCAACAACAGACATTTCAAGATAATCTTCAAAACGTAATCTTGTTTCAGATTCAGCTTTCAAATACCAGTAGTATCCATTTGCTCCATCTTCAGTTGCAATTTCTACCCATCCTACTTGCGCAGTATCAGATCCATTAACAACATATTTGTTACGGATGATAATTGGAGAGTTAGAATATTGAGTGAATGAAGGAGTAATGCTTTGGTAATCGTCATTTGCTAATGTAGAACCTTTAGCATATTCAGAACCATAAACAAAGATTTTAACATCTCCACCTAATTCAGTAATTCCAGCGGCAGCTAAAGTAGCAGCAGTATAAGGAGCAACAGTAATAGCCCCAGTAGTAATATTACTAGCAGTAACGATTGCTTTAACTTCAACTCCAGTTGTTGGGTTCAAGATAACAATAGTTTGATTGATAGAAATAACATTTGCAACATACTCCTCAGGAGTAGCAGGAGTTAAATCAACAGGGATAGTAAGAATACCGGCTGCATCATCAGTAACTGCTACATCGTTATAAGCAACGTGTAATCTATTTTGTTCTGACCAGATAACTTGATCTGAAGTCATTGGCATTTCAGCCCCTACCATACGCAAGAATCCAGAAAGAGTTCTGTTTCCATAACGTTCTACTTCAGCTTCGTAGATTTCAGGTAAGTATTGTTGTGCGAAAGATGAAAAATCAGGATTAGTTGGATCCGTGAAATTCAAATAATTTGTATTTAAAGCTTGTTGCTTCTGAGAAGGTATAATACTTCCGAAAGTAGGCGTAACATTTGCCATAATTGTTTAATTTTTAATTGTTAAATTTTTTAATTTTGAGTTTTGAAGAGTCAACCCCGTTGATAGCTTTTACTTTAAATCCGTTAACAAATATCTCACCCGTTGACGTTTGTCTTGGGGCTGTTGTGATGTTATTAGATTTAGCGACAATATCTTTAATCGCATCGGCTTTGCCTTGCTCGTAAAAATGACTTGCCAAAGTGTCGGCATTCTCAGCAGCATAGATAGCTTTATGATACCCTTTCAAATCTGTAACTTCCCCTTTATTGTTTAAGAACTTCTTAACTAGGTTTGTTATATTCGATTGTTTATCTGCCACAATTTCTGTATTTTGAACTCCATACCTAAAGTTTTTCTCACCCACCTTGAAATCAAAACCTTTGAATTCTTGAGTAAAGAAACTTTTAGTATCGTCCTTAAATTTAGAATGTTGTGTTTCTACCGCTTGTTGTTCTTCATTATATCGGTTGAAAAAGTCTGTTGCTTTTTGTTGGTCTTTGGTAACTCCGGGTCTCAACTTGATTTCCTCGTAATATTTCCCTTTAAGATCCTCTAAAAAAGTTCTAGCCTTTGCAACTTCTTCTTTGAACGCGAGTTTTTTCTTTCTGATGTCTCGCTCATCATCGTCGTCTTCATCATAACTAAATCTATCTTCCATAAGAAATTCAATTTCTTCAGAATCTAAATGTGGTCTTGATTTTTTATAATATTCTTTTAATAATGCTTCGTTGTTAATGGAAGAATAATCAGCATTTAATCTAACATAGTCTTCTACTGTTCCGCCAGTTTCCTCCATAAAAGAAACCAACTTTTCAACATTTTCCGGCAATGCTCTACCTGTTTTTTCAGCTTCAGCAATTGCGTCTTTAACTTCAACAGTTAATGTTTTAGAAGCTTCGTTAACTTCTTCATCACTAACCTCGCGCATTATAACTATTTCTTCTTGATTAACTTTTTCGGCAACTTGCTCGTTGACGGCGTTTCCTTGGACCACTTCTTGCAATCCCACTTCGGATCCTTGATCGACCAACAGGCTTTCATTTGTGCTTTGCTCTTGAATGGCATTAGGCGTTTCTGTTTTAATTGTTAAATCTACTTTTGAAACTAAATTTGGTTTATCTAATTTCTTCATCTGAGGTTTTCTTTTTTGTAGTTTAAAACTGCCCTCTTGTTGAATTTGCTCTGACATGATATAATATTATAAAATTGGTTAATTACTGCTTATTCTAATCCAAACCCTGATAAGTCTTCACCGTAAGATGATTCAAAATCCTTAGGCATAGAATTATTTTTTCTTTGATCAATTAATTCTGATTGCTGTGTAGCTTGTATTTTTGTTCTTTGGTCTTTACGGTCTTCAGCTTGTGATTGCTTTTGTTGCGCAACTTGTAATTGTGTTTGGGCTAATTGCAAATCATATCCAAACTGTTCAGCCATTAATTGTTTCTTAATTAATAACTCTTGTTGCATTCTTTGTATTTCAAATTGAGATTTAGATTGTAATATCTGAATTTCTGTTTGCGCCAATGCTTGTTGCTTCTGGACCTCCGACATTGCCGCAGCCTCTGATGCTTGAGCATTTGCCTGTGCTTGCGCCTGTATATTAGCTTGTTGATTTGCTTGGTCTCTTTCCGCTTTTTTCTTTCTTTTGTATTTTAAAGATTGATTAGCTAACTTTAAATTCTTTATTTGTCTAAGATCAATTGCGTCCTCTAAATCTATACCGCCTGATTGCAATGCAATCTGAATATTTTGCTCTAATTGAGCTTTGTCTTCTTCTTCCGGTTCTAATTCTAAATAAATACCAAAATCGTGTAAATTTAAAGTTTCAATTTCTTTTAATGTTTCAACACTTGATATTGATATACTATTTATTAACGATGCTTTTGTTAATGGGAAATTTAATGAATCACTAACTCTTAAAGAAATATTCTCGCATACTCTTAATGTAAGATATAAACTAGCATCTTTAATGTGTCTTGTAGCAGTATTAGAATTTGCTGCTGCCATTTTTTGTAATCCAACTAAAGCATCCCTATCTGGCGCGCTACCGTCCCTTGCTTCATTTAATCCAGTAACATCCCGAATCATTTGTAAGTAATATTGGTATGTAGAAATTAAAGAACTAATTTTTGAATTGCCTGAAGAGGTCTGTAATTCTTGGATTGGCACTTTGCCTGGATTTTGACCTCCGTCTTGCGATTGAGATCTACCAACAATACTACCTGTTTGGAAATACATATTTAAAGCTTCAGCTGCATTGTAATTTGTACCGTTACCTAAGTCAACTTCAGCGAGGCCATCAACGTCAACAAACACACCATCAGGAACCATTCTAGATAATACCTGTTGTAGTTTTAAATGCGTTAATTGAATCATATCTGCAAACGTAGTTGTTCTACTTACTAATGACTCAATTTTACCTTTATACATCCTAGGTGCACAAATGGTATAATTCATTTCTACTTTTGTTGTATCAGCATAAGGCCTAGTCATATTCTCAGACAACTCCCATTGCAACATTTTTTCGAACCCAAGTATCTTCGCCCCAGAATATAATACCTCTATAGATCTTGATACTCTATTAAAGTTATCGCTTTCTGGCGGATTGAAAGTATCAGATTTTTCTAATGCTTTTTCCAACCCTTGCTCTGTTTGTTTTATTTTAAATACCTGGTTTGCGTATGTTTTATATTCAAAATATAATACTTGAACCGTATTATCATTTTGATCTTGGCCATAGTAGTTACGCGTATAATTAACATCTCCAGGGTATTTCTCTATTTCTTTTAGATCCTCATCTGTTAAATTAGGAAATTGTTTTTTTAATTCTTCTAAACTTATAGACTTCACTTCTCCAGCATAGTATATATCCTCAAAGTTTGGATCTTCAGTATAAGAATAAACTAAATTAGCTGGGTCTACATAATCAATAGTAACACCTTCAGCCTTATTCCAACCTGTTTTAGCCGCTGCAATTCCTAATACTGTTAAATCATAGTTTAATCTTCTATTAATTAATAGGTATCTATTGCGATCTAATATTTGGTTTATTACTTCTTCTTCCGCTATTTCTATAGATTGTTTATAATCTAATTGTAAGCGTATTTCTAATTCTTCTTTTGTTTCAGGTAATCCTGATGGATCTAAAGTATTATATAAATTAACGCCAAGTTTTGATTGGATTTCATTTAATAAATCTTTTGCCATCATATCCCTAATTATGCTTTCAGCGTAATCAGTTTTTGCTTTTACAGATTCCGGATCTTGAGCATAAGCTTTTAACTCATAACTTTTATTAGATATTCCATTTACAACAATATCAACAAATTTTGGCAAAACAGGTACTGGTTTCCAATCTAAGTTTAAATAAGATAAATCTCCATTTATAGACATTTCATCTTTATACTTTTGAGTAGATTGTTCTCCTCTGGCATATAATCTAAGCCTATGAAAGTTCTGCCAATTAGAACCCCATCTACTTCCAACTCCATTAGCAATACTACCTCCAGCTCTATCACCTCTAAACCATTCCCCTTCTATAGCTCTTCCAACGGCGTATCCATATTCTAAACTTCTTTTTTCTTCATCAGGTACTACCTGACTTGGGAAGGAACTATTACTGTTAGTATAAATCATCTATTAATTATTTTTGAACTGTCATTGTTATTATCATATTTTTTAAAGCCTAAAGAGACTTTATCTTTTTGGTAATTCACAACAGGCGAATACATGTGTTTATTACAAGCCATTATAGCTAACCCCGAACTAATCGAAGCATCATGTGCTGTTCTGTTATTTATATCAAACCTTGCCCAATCGTTTAAAGTGCTTTGGAAATACATTGTTCCAAATCCATCTCCTAAATCGCCAACGTGATTATCTATATGAGATTCTATTGCCGCTGCGTGGGCTTGTATAATATCTTGCCCGGAGTTTGGTATACCACCAATTTCTTTTTCAGCTGGCGATAATTTGTTCCAAACCTTGTCAGGTCTATTCATTGAAAACCCTCTGTAACCTCTTCTTTTGAAATGGTATAAAAGTCTAGCCTTGTTATTCTCTGCTAATATAGGCATTCCATAAAATACGCATGCCATTAATACTTCTTCAAAAAATATCTCGGCGGTTTGTGGTCTAGCTATATATTCTAAAAAGAAATGGTTAGCTGGTATATCTTCCATAGAGAATTTAGTTAATCCGTGTAATGCTCCTTTAGACCCTCTATTATCAACAGTTCCTGATATATCGTAACTATCGCAACCAAAAGCGCCACAGTGTTCATTACCCGGATATTTTAGCCCATCCTTTATTATTACACGATTTTGGAGATGTTTAGGTGGTACCCAAGAAATTAAGAATCTACCATCCTTATTTGGAAAGAAACTAACTCTTGTATCGGGTATTCCATTATCCCATTGGAAACTTCCTCTTGTTAAAACATTACTGTTTCTTAAGTCATCATTATAATCTATTTGTTCGTATATTTTGGTAAGATTAAACAAGGATTGTTTAGTCTCGTCTCTAAATGCGTGTTGTTCTGTCCTTGGGAACTGTCTATAGTATTCGTTTAATCCATCAGAATCTGACTTTAAACCATCCACTTCATTTTGCCAATGCTCAATAACCCCGCATTCAATCCAACTGCCATCTACACCTTTAATTGGTTTTGCTGGCGTATCGAATACAGGTAAGCCATAAGTATCAATGAATCCCTCGAACGACCATTCCATAGGTATGAACAAACTATATAATCCTGAGCTAGTCTGTCCATTGCGGTTTCTTTTATTAACATCTGACTCATAATAAAGTTTTTTATAATTAGAACCCCCTTTATCTAGTGCATTTGAGGTTGAACCCATCATACACTTGCCAATAATTCTACTACCTAATCTTAAACATGTTTTAGTAACTCTCCAGTTATTTAGAATATTATCTGGTTTTAACCATTTAGCAGACTCGTCATGAGCTAGCATCTTTAATTTCTCACCATCATAACTATTGTCTCCAGTATTTTTCCAGTCAATAGTTGTATCTAATCCAGTAAGTTCTTCTAGTTTTTCATTATTATCTAATTTCCTTCTAGTAAACTTTGAAGCCGGTACTCTATACGCTAATTCTGTTTTAGGTCTATCCATACCATCTTGAATAGGCTTAAAAAAGAACGGATAGTTTAATGATATAGGGACTACCTTATCTGTAAACATGGTTTTAGCATCACCCCCTGATTTAGATAAAATACCAAATCTAGAATCACTTGACATAGTTGCCAAATTAACTAATTCTGCAGAAGACATAAATGAAAAACCAGAACGTCTATTCTTTAAATAACACATGCCATAACATCTATTATCCGCTTTACAAGCTTCCCAGAATATAAAGAATAATCTATTAGACTCTCTAAAATCTGGTGCTCCAACATCTATCTTGCTCCATTGCAAGTACATATAGTGGGTGCCTGTTATATAAGTTGGTATGCCATTATTATAAAAAAAGAATCCTTCCTCTCGGTATTTGAATTCATTATCTATATAGTCATACCATTTTTCTTTAAACTGATCTGGATACTTATTAAAGTCCGCAGCATTCTTTATCTTTTCAAGTTCTTTAGGAATAAATAATTGTTCCCAATATTGATTTTCTTTTTTATCATCGCGTTTGTATACCTCTTTAGTAATATAAGGCAATGCTATTTTTAATCCTTGTATTTCGTATACTTCGCCAATCTTACCAGTATGGCTGATTATCACTACATCATGCTCTTTGTTATAACCATATTCCCACTTGTTGTGTCTATTATTCAACTTAATAACACTTTGCTTTATATGGTCAGGCAGTATTCTATATAAGTTTTGTTCGTACATTATTTAGATCTCCCCTCTGCAAAGCCTTTAAATGGTTTTACTATAGTTTCTTTTTCAGCATCCTCAAGCATACGCTCCTCCTCTTCTATTCTATTCAGTATTTCAAAAGCGTCAAAGATTGCTAACTTTTTTGTAGCAGCGGCTTGCTTAAGTTTTTCTGGCTCAGGATCTTCTAAGCCTCCTGATAATATAGGTTCTGCGCCTATTTTTATTAATTCATCAATAGCTTTTTTACCAGCCTCAATTATCCTTAATTTTGTTTCTTTATTCATAAGATTAGATATAATAACGCTTCAATTTGTATATGGTTAGCCCAGTATCTATTGAGGCTTGGTTCAGCGATGGATAACTTACACCCCCAAATGTTACAGGCGTTTTATGGGATCTATGAGCGCTACTCATTATGTACCTACGTTTAATAGTCTTAGACGAATAGCCTAAAGCTCTCCCCGCCGCTCTTAGCGAGGGATATTGAATCCCGTCAATAAATATAGGTATTCTATTTTCTTTAGACAAGCAACTGGCTAGCCGCTGTTCAGCTGTGGGCACGGTACCAATTCCGCCTTGACCTCCTGATGTTATATTACACAAAAGTCCTTTTTTATAAGATTTTCTTCCGTATAACTTTATAAATTCTTTTTCTTTAGTAGCTGCTTCATCTTGCGATAATCCTTCAAACAAAATATCTGCATACCATTCTGTTTTTGCTGTAATCCTATGCCATTCTTTATTTCTGCTATGAGTTGATGTATGTCTTGTTTTACATTTTCCAATACCTATATAAAACGGCATATTTTTGTCTAATCTAATATGTCTATATACAATCCAATTATTTTGCCCAAGTAGGATATACTCCTTTTGGAGAATATGAATTTATTATAGATAACCAGAGATTATATTGTATGAAATCTAATGATATTGTTATTAAGTATGAATATAAAGGAAACGAAGAGGAGTATAACCCTGCTTGGGCAAAATAATTGGATTGTATATAGACATATTAGATTA